ATGCCTTCGTCTTCTTCCACCGTGGTTCCGATCCAGCCCGCGCCGCAGGCCGGCGCGCCACAGGCCAACGACGTGCTGCACTGGATGCGGCCCGGCCCGCTGCAGCTCGCGGCGCTGCCGCCGCTGTCGCTCTACATCCATCTGCCCTGGTGCCTGCGCAAGTGCCCGTACTGCGACTTCAACTCGCACGAGTGGCGCGCCGCGAGCGCCGCCGAGGTCGACGGCATTCCCGAAGCCGCGTACATCGACGCGCTCGTTGCCGACCTCGACGCCGCGCTGCCGCTCATCTGGGGCCGCAGCGTCCACACCATCTTCATCGGCGGCGGAACCCCGAGCCTCTTTTCGCCGCAGGCCATCGACCGCCTGATCGGCGACGTGCGCGCCCGCCTCAAGCTCGCGCCCGACTGCGAGATCACGCTCGAGGCCAACCCCGGCACCTTCGAGCGCAACCGCTTTCGCGCTTATCGCGCCGCCGGCGTCACGCGCCTGTCGGTGGGCGTGCAGAGCTTCAACGACGAGCACCTGAAGGCGCTCGGCCGCGTGCACGACCGCGCGCAAGCCATTGCCGCCGCCGAAGAGGCCGCGAGCGCATTCGACACCTTCAACCTCGACCTGATGTACGCGCTGCCGGGCCAGACCCTCGAGGGGCTCGACACCGATCTGTCGCAGGCGCTCGCGCTCGCGCCGCCGCACCTGTCGGTGTATCACCTCACCATCGAGCCCAACACCTGGTTCGCCAAGTTTCCGCCGACGCTGCCCGAGGACGACATGGCCTACGCCATGCTCGACCGCATCACCGAGCGCACGGCCGCGGTGGGCATGCAGCGCTACGAGGTGTCGGCCTATGCAAAGAGCGGCCATGTATGCGCGCACAACCTCAACTACTGGCAGTTCGGCGACTACCTCGGCATCGGCGCCGGCGCGCACAGCAAGCTCAGCTTCGCCCACCGCATCGTGCGCCAGGTGCGCTTTCGCGAGCCGCGCCTCTACATGGAGAACGCCCGCGCCGGCACGGCCGTGTCGCAGAGCGACGAGGTCGGCCTGGCCGATCTGCCGTTCGAGTTCATGCTCAATGCGCTGCGGCTGAAGGAGGGCTTCACCCTGCCGCAGTTCAGCGAGCGCACCGGGCTTGCGATGACGAGCATCCAGAAAGGCCTGGAAGAAGCCGAGCGCAAGGGTTTGGTCGCGCGCGACCTGCACCGCGTGTGGCCCACCGAGCGCGGGCTGGATTTTTTGAGCGACCTGCAGTCATTGTTCCTGCCTGAGGACTGAATGACTTCGGCCGGCGGCGTAAAATCGCCGGCTCCGGAGAGTTGGGTGAGTGGTTTAAACCAGCAGTCTTGAAAACTGCCGACGTGAAAGCGTCCGTGAGTTCGAATCTCACACTCTCCGCCAGAATCCGTCTGTGGCAATTTTTTAAAGTCCCGCGCAGTCCATGCGACGGGACTTTTTCATTGGGGAAAGCGTCCATTTGCATCCAGAAGGGTCTGCCTCAGACCATCCCTAGCCAGCTCCCGATCATGGTATCAATCGTGGTATTTTCAAGCCGATACCATGACCCTCACCGTAAAAGCTGTTGACGCTGCCAAACCGCGAGAGAAGGCCTACAAGCTGGCCGACGCGCACGGCCTTTATTTGTTCGTCTCGCCGACTGGGGCGAAGAGTTGGCGTGCCAACTTCATCGCCGGCGGGAAGCAGAAGACGAAGACTTACGGGCTCTACCCTGCGTTGAGCCTGGCCGACGCACGGAAAGAGCATGCTGCCGCCCGAGAAGGGCCGCCGGTCGCCGCGGCGGCGCCCACCTTTGAGGTGGTCGCTCGCGATTGGCTCAAGGCGAAGCTGCCTACCCTTTCCAATGGCAAGCATCAGATTCAGGTAGAGAACACCTTGGAGCGGTATGCATTTCCACTGCTTGGCTCGCGTCCCATCGATGCCATACCGCGTTCGGAGCTGGTCGCGGTGGTACGCGCTGCGCAGGCGGGCGGGAAGATCGAAACCGGCCATCGCGTGGCGAGCCGCATATCGGCGGTCTTCGACTTCGCGCAAGACACTGGCCTACTTCAGCAGCACGGCGCGGCTGGGTTAACGCGCGTGCTCATCGCGCGCAAGACGAAGAAGCCTATGGCGAGCATCCCGGCGGAAGATGCCGGCGAGCTGATGCGCGCCATCGATGGCTATGAAGACTCGGTGACTCGACTCGGTCTGCAGCTACTGGCTCACACGTTCGTTCGGGTCGGCGAGCTGCGGGGCATGCTGTGGGGCGAGCTGAAAGAAAAGGGGGCAGTTTGGGTGGTGCCAGAGGTGCGCATGAAGATGCGCATTCCGCATGTGGTGCCCCTTTCGCGGCAGGCTCAAGCAATCCTTGCAACGCTGCGCGAGATGAGCGGAGACGGCGCGCTCGTGCTCGACTCACCGATCCATCCCGGTCATCCGCTGTCGGAGAACACGTTTTTGTTCGCTTTGTACCGCCTGGGTTACCGTGGACGCATGACGGCGCACGGCTTCCGGGCGTTGGCCTCGACGGTGCTGAATGAGCAATCAGGCTTCCCTCATGACGTCATTGAGCGGCAGCTCGCGCATAAGGAGACCGATGCAGTTCGCGCGGCATACAACCGCGCGGAATACCTCACCCAGCGCCGTGAACTCATGCAGTGGTGGTCGGACTGGCTCGAATCGGCTCATGGCGGGAGTCGATAGACCTGAAAGGCTTACGCATTGGGCTACCGCTCGAATCGTGCCGCTATTTTTCGGCCGCTGCTTTGGCCGCCCGCTTCTTTCCCGCCTTCGAGGTGACGCCGCTTGCGTCCTTTGGATCAACGTGCAACTGCACGCAGATGTGCCATGTCTGGTATTGAAAGCCCGTTGATTGATGGTCGTGTTCGGACATGAATGCAAAAGGCGCCATGCGTGTGCAATCCGAAAATTGGACATTCGTAGCCTCTGGCAGGGTGCCAATGGTTCGCTTCCATTCCTCTATAAGATGCTTAGAGTCGGGCCTGCGTAAATAGCCGATGAGCGCACCGTACCCCTTGCCATTTTGGTCGGTGCCAATCGAATACCGGGTTGTTAGCTGTTTAAATCCTTCGGCAATGCTGGTGACCGAATCGTACTTTTTGGCTTCACCGATCCATTTATAACCATGCTCTAGATTTTCAATGTAGATATCTACATTCCCACCGGCCGATTGCTGCCGTGCCTTGAAGCCTGCACCTTCCAAGAACATGATGATTCTTGTGGTGGTCGCATCTTCCGATTCATTTTCAATGATGTGTTTATGGTTTTCTAACGACCCGATGCATCTCTGTATTTGATCGTACAAGCCATTCACAAAATCTTCGTAAGATGAAACTGTTAGCTTGGCTACGTAGCCGGCCAACATAGCATCTAAGGCTTGAAGACGTAGCGCGTCCGCCACCGTTGTCATTCGTGGATCAAGCGCTTCGGGAATGATTCGTCGGGGTAATAGAAGATTAATACGCGTCCAGCAAGATCTTGGGCGGGCTCGCCGCTGAAAGGGTCAATGCTGTTTTGTATTGCATCTACAAATGCTGTGCGCGAAATGTTGTGAATTTCTTCATTTTCATCCACGTATTCAAATCCAACACTTAGGTATCCAATAGCATCACCTGATAAAGCCTGCAACGTCTTCAGAATAGCAACGTCTGATTTTTCGTTGTGGGGTAACTTGCAGAGCTGTTTTACGAAGCCGAGATTAATGTGGCGAACATTCCTGTGTTCATCCACATAGCCAAAAATGGACGCAGCAATGCTCGGTTCAAGCGCATCTTCTCCGAAGATGGCTCGTACCTTGTCAAGTGCTATGTTCAAGTAGCTCATCTCGTGAAGTAGACACCCTACGTGGTGCTGTGCGCAACTAGCTTATTGGCTATGACTGTTACTGCGCTGTCAGTAGTGCAAAAAATTTCAGCGTACCTAACGTAGGCGCCTTGGTTGGAAAGATCACCGACATTGATTTTTATGCGCGCCTTCGCTTCGCCAGCTCCGCCGGGAAGCGTTGCCCAATGTAGACTAATGTCGTGAACAGTAATGACCCCAACCTTTAAAACTCCCGCCGCGTGAAAGTCCTCTGTTCTTAAGTCATCCTCAGAGGTTAATTGCTCCTTCTTTTGGGATTGTGACGGTGCGCGAAAAGCCAAACGCTTAATCTTTCCCTCATTCGCATCTAAGTACATCGAGTTAATGCAGCTGTATAAATTCAGCGGGCTATTGTTTTCGTAGACTGAAAGGAGTTGGCCGCAGCGATTCGCGACCATGGCTAGAATCGCTGTACATCTCTCTTCAGAATCCTCGTCGCTGCTCATCCGGTTTGGCTGATCTACTAAAACTTCGATTCGCTTCAAACCGGGACGAAAATTAAAAACGTCGAAAATTTGATAAGGCGATCTTTTGATGGCTACAACGCGGTCATACCCCTCAAACGCAGTTTGAACCGCCTGATTGAAATGGTTGATTTCATAGGGCGTCTTGTCATACTCGATTCTTGTCGCGCAAAACACAAGCGAAACGTCTGAGTTTTCTCGATAAATTACGTTTGAAAGAAACAGCTCGCCGGTTTTTCCTGACAGTTGAGTGGGTGTCAGCGGAAGAGGAAAAGTCGCGGCATACGGTCCAGCCGCGGCGAGGCCCAATAGCCCACTGGAGATCGCTGCAATTTCGTCATCTTCGAGATGGAAAATATGCAAATCTTTTTGTCCCGCTACTGCTCGGTTAAGAATTAGCTTTGACAACTGCGCGCCGATGGCGGCTTGATCTTCTGCGGAGTAGTCGCCGATTTTGTCGGGCAGCTTGTCCCAACCTCCACCGGCTTCTTTATCGACGCGAGCGAGAGCTTCCCGAACTGCCGCAAAAGGATGTTTCTGTTCCCGCAGGGCGGAAAGCAATCTGCCTAGTTCTGTTGATAGCGCCACGACTCCTCCATTTGTAAACAATCGTAGCAGGCCTCCGAGCGTGGCGCTATCTGGGGTCCACCTAGGAGGCTTCGTCCTGAGCGGTTTGGGTTGATCGGAGAGAGTCCGAGTCGACGAAATTTCTGAGGTCTACGACTCGCCACCGGGTAAGGCCGGCGACCCTGACGGGCTGCGGGAGTTGGTTCAGCTTAACTTTGCTCCAGAAGGTGGACCGCCCCATCGAAAGCATCCTTGCTGCCTCTAGTGCTGGTACTAGAAGTCTCTCACTGGCTGTGTTGTTCATGCGGTGGTTCCTGCTTCTTCGCGTTGGCGATAGGTGCGCGCGATTGATTCGCCGAAGGCATCGAACATCTGTTTTGGCGAGCTGTTGCGGATGATTTCTTCGCAGACTTCGAGGCCGGCCGCCATGGCCTGCAGGCCCGGACCGTCGAAGCCGTAGCGGCCATGCCGGCCGCGGATCGCATCGCAGCGGTGTAGCGCATCGGCGGCGTCTTGCAGCGGTGCGAGGCACAGCTCGTCGATGCTCTCGGCGCGGATCAGCGCGGCGTTGAAGGTCGAGGCGAGCCGGTCGAATAGCTCGTCATCGGTGCTGCCTGCTTTCAGATCTGCGAAGGCGCTGTAGAGCTTGGCTGTGATGTCGTCGCCCCTGGCGTTCGGATGCACCTGGCGCGCTGCGAGTGTGGCGCCGAAGGTGGCCGCGCTGGCGCGGCGGCTGTTTCGCTTCATGCGGCCTCCAGGATTCCGGCGATCACGTCGCGCGCAACCGGCGGGCATACGGCATTGCCGAGCATGTGGACCGCTTGGCGGTGTTGCTCGGGGAGCTTGTAGCTTGCGGGGAAACCCATTGCGTCGCGGTTCTCGGCGGCCGTAAGCATCCGCATGCGCGAGCCATCGACGACAGCCCAACGGTCCACGGTGGTGACGGTCCCCAGTGGCCGCGATAGGCACCGGCCGGTGAGGCCCGACCCGCTGCCGTAGTACGGCATGAGAAAGCGCTCGCCGAAGCGTGCTCGACCGGCCGCTACGCGCGCAAGGGTTGCGGCGCTGCGGCCTGGCCGATGGATGTCCGCCCATTTGCCCGTCTCGAAATTGATGAATCGGTTTGCACCGACGTGTGCGCGCGGTTCGAAGCGGAGCTGCAGTGGGTTCTTGCTGCGCGTGCAGACGATGAAGAGCCGGCGGCGATGCTGTGGAACCCCATGGTCCGCGGCGTCGATGACGTGCAGCGCTAGCGAATAGCCGAGGGCTTCTATTGCTTGGCGCCACGCAGGGAAGAGCGCCCATTTCAGGAACTCGGGTACGTTCTCGGCGACCCCTGCGGCGGGCCGATGGAATTCGAGTGCGGATACCACCGCCCATGCCGTGCTCCGTAGTGCATCATGGTGCGGCTTCTCTTTGCCGCGCGCCGGTGTGTGGCCTTGGCATGCCGGCGACGCAAGCAAGAGGTCGTGCGCCGGCACATCGCGCCAATCTGCTTGATGCAGATCCTGGCATGCGTGGGCGGTTTCGGGATGGTTGGCCGCGTGAACATCGACCGCGGCCTGCCAGTGGTTGGCCGCCCATACGACGGTGCAGCCTGCCTGTTCTGCGCCCGTGGAAAAGCCGCCGGCGCCAGCGAAAAGATCAGCGGCGTTCATGCGGTCACCGTCACTTGCACGCGCGAACGGTCGAGGCCGAAGTCACGGGCGACGAATTCGGAGAGCACCAAGCCCTGCAGATGCCGCACGTCGTGCGCGTTGTTGATGACCGCGACCGGCTCGAAGCGTGCGCCATCGGTCGCGCTGACGTGCGCGTTCTCCGCCTGGCCTGAGTAGCCGGGCCGGATCACTTGCCAGATTGCGCCGCCAGCCATGCGCAGCGAGTCGGCCTCGTTGTCGAATCGCACGTCAGTGACGACGAAGCGGGTTTCTCCCTCGCGCCGGTAGTAGGCGAGGCCGTTGATGAGCTGCTGAGTCCAATAGCGGGGCGACTGAGCGCGACGGTATTCCGTGCCCCACCACTGCATGATCTGCCGAGGGCTTCGCGGCTGATCGAGCCATGCGTCGCTGAGCGGCGTGCGGTGGTCGGGTGCTGCGGCGGAAAGCGACAGAACGACCGCAGCGAGGAAGTCGCGCGGGGCAAGGCGCATGCGAAGCCCGACTCTCTCAACGTTCTTGAGATGCGGGGTGCTGAGGTCGTCGAGCGAGAGGCTGAAGGCGGTCGCAATTTCGCCGCGCAGTGCGTCGGCGAAGGCCAATTTGCGGAAGCGCGCGTGCGCGACAAGAAGGTCGGCTACGGTGTCTTTGCCGACGCCGGCGTGGCCCGCAAGCCCGAGAAGGTGGTGAGGGCTGGTGCGCCTCACCGGCAGAGTGTTGTTGGTCATGGTGTGGGTGCTAAGCGGGTTGGGCGGATGCGGGCGAGCGTGCGGGCAGCAGCTCGCATGAGGTGATGGCGGCGTGGGTTTCCGGCGACATGGCGCCGGGCATCGCGCGAGGGTTGGTGAGCACCAGGCGAAGGGCATCGCCGGCCTTGAGGTCGCGGTGCTGAGCGCGCCACGCCGCAGCGGCAGAGCCGATCCAGCGCGTCACGTAGACCTCGACGGCGCGCGGTCCTTGGTTGTCGATGAGGCGCATCTTCAGAACGAACTCGCCCGCATCGTTCGTGTGCTGGCTGACCGCGGGGCGCCCTGGGCGGTCCTTGCTAACGAAGAAAACGCCGGTCGTGGTGGTGGTCATGGCCGCGCACCTCGCTGCTCGGCGCGGATGCGCTTGAACGTCTTGCGTATGTCGGTCGCGACTGCCGGCGTGTACTGGAAGCGGCCGTCGATGAGGCCGCCGATGGGGCCACTGCGTTGCGGCTGCTTGGGGCGCCGTGGGCGAGGGGAAACGATCATGATCATGGTGTGCTCCAGCCGTAGACACACATCGCGGCAAGCACGATGGGCAGGACGATGAAGGCCGCCAGCGCGGCGGCGGTCGCGAGGAAGCCCGGGACGGGCTTGACGGGCGATGTCCTCATGAGACCAACGCCGGTTTCTTGGAATGAGGTCGAGCGCATGGCCGGCCTTTCAAAAAGGGCAGCGCAGGGCAGGGCGCCCGCGCGTGCTCAGGACGATTTCGAGCGCGATGTCCGTCACCTCTTCGTCGGAGGCGCCGTATCGGCTTGCGAGCAGCGCCGCGCTCATGGGGTTTCGCTCGCAGAAGGGCGAACCCGGGCGGTGCTCGTAGTGGTATCCGCCGCACCGGCACAGCCGATGGCCGGTTTCGCGCAGGTGCTGCGTGAACAGGCCATAACTGCGACGCCGCGTGCGGCACTCGGGGCAGCGGAAGAGGAAGGCCATTAGGAGGCGCTTCCTGCCGCTGAGAGCAGGGCGTCGATGCGCGCACGTTCGAAGGCTTCGATTTCCTTCGAGAGCGACGGGTGCTCGGACGAGAGGAAACCGGCCACGTAGTGCCAGCTAAAGTGGCCGCGCTCTTGGGCGGACTTCATCGCACGGGCGAATGCCTGGGCTGCGGGCGTGCGACGAACGTGCGCGGTCCTCATCCTTCGCCTCGCGCCGAGCCGTTGAGGGCGTCGATGTCGTAACTGAGCGCGCGAGCGCGCTCGGCAAACCCGGCGGCCATGGGGTGCGCCGGTGCGGACTCGGTGTATGCGGCGACCTTGGCGTCGGCGATTCCCGGCAGGCTGATGCTGCCGAGCTTCAGAGCCTTGTTTGCGAGCGGCACGCCCATGGCTTGCCAGTTCGGCACGCCTGCCGCGCGGCAGCGATAGAACGCTTGGCGACGCGCGCCGGTCGTGCGAATCCAGATGTCTACGCGCGCCGAGCTGGTGGCCGCCTGGCGCGATGCGGCGCGGTCGTCGGTGGCGTGGTTGATTTGAGCGCGGGCCATCGCATTAGCCCTCGATGCGGGTCGCTTCGATCACCGGGCAGCCGGTGACGTGCTGAGCCATGCCTATGGCCTGCTCTGCGTTGGCCGCACGGATCTGCACGAACGGCGCGGCGCCGGTGTCCGAGGGGTTCAAGTGCCCGAGAGCGTCGCGCGGCGTGTAACTGCAGCGATAACGGCGCGAAGCCACTTGGCGAGATTGGGTAGATTGCTTCAAGTCGAACTCCAGTAAGTGAACTGACTGGGCGACTGTAAGCGTACTAACTTGCCGAGGCAAGTGGGCTAACAGAGATATTTAAGCGTACTAACGAGAAGGGCGCAAAAAAACCCGCTCAGGCGGGTTTGTTCGGTCGGGGTGGTCCGGCTAGTCAGGACGCCATTTGCTGGAGGAAACCACCGCTGCGACTGCGTGAATGGCGTCGATCTCGGAAAGATCGAAGGTCAGCCGCTCTTGGGTGTTCACGCTCAGCACTTCGACCGATGTCGAGCGACGCACCAACAGCTCTTTGACCATCTTCCTGCCATCGCGGAGCTTCAGCAGCACGTACTCTCCGGTCTGGGGGGTGCCGTTCGGCTCTACGAGCACATACCAACCATCACGAATCGCGGGGAACATACTTTGCCCTCGCACGCGCAAGCCGTAGGCGTTTGGGTCTTCTGTGGCTATTTCGATGTGCCCATCTCCCGCGCCCACGACGGAGCTAATTTCCTCATAGTAGCCGTCGTCCCCCATCTTGGCTGTGCCAACGACGGGAACGAACCTGGCTCGCTTTGCGCGCCCCGCGAACTCGTGGTCGTCCTGCAATCCGGGGGCATCGACCTTCTTTTGCCCTTTGCCCTTGGCGAGCCATAGGGCGCTGAACCCCGTATAGCGCTCCAGCAGCACTGCCGGCTCAATTTTCAAGCTCTGTGTTTCTCCACTGAGCCATTGCGAGACTGCGGAGTGTGAAACGCCGGCTTTGCCGCTGATTTCGCCGACGGTCCATCCCGTCTCGCGGACGAGTTCCTGCATGCGTTCTTGAAGAGTGCTCATGTAAGTGCAATTACAGCTTAGGACGCCGTAAGTGTCCTTTGACCGTTCCGGTAAGCGTGCTAACATTTCGCCGATGAAGAAATCTCGCGCGCTTGAGTTGTTGGGCGGGTCCGTTGGTGCAGCGGCTAAATCCATTGGCCGCATCTCTTCGGCCGCCATATCTCAGTGGCCAGAAGAATTGCCGCCGCGCATCGAGGACCGGGTGCTCGCCGCCCTCGCTCGAAAGCACCTGCCTCCCGAAATGATCGGCGAGGCCAGCGCGGCTTCTGTTGATGGTCGCGAGGTGAGGGGGGCGCGTGCATAGCGCCCGGCGAGCGCGGGCTCGCACTACGACGGCCTTCCGGCCGCCGGCCGTAGCACGTCTACGGCGGGGGAAAGCACGCGCTCGCAAAGTTGTGCCATCGCTTCGCGCTGACGCAGCGCCTGCAGCCCTTGGGCGCCTGCGCTTGCCGTCGTTATCTCAATCCACGCCGCGATGTTCTCGCGGCTCAAGTCTGGTTCGACTTCCAGCAGTTGCACGAGCTGCTGCAGGAATTGCTCGATGGCGTCGATGCGCTCCGCCAGCGTCGGAGCAGGACTCGCTTCGGCGAGGCATTGGCTGTTTTTCTCTGAGGTCTGCATGAGAACGAATATCTCAATTGACGAGGCGCACGGCTATGGCGCCGACGAGCCCGTGCCCGACAAGCTGCGCGGTCAGGATGCCGCGGTCGCCGCCTATGACACCGCGCACGGCTACGACGGCGGCATCGTGGCGCTTGCCAAGCGCATGGGCCACAACCCCAACACGTTGACTCACAAGGTCAACCTGCAAAACACGTCCCATCACCTCACGCTGCGCGACGCCATCGAGCTGCAGTGGCAGAGCCGGGACTATCGAATCTTGCATGCCATGGCCGACGAGCTGCAGCACGTCTGCATCCGCGCGACGCCAGCGCATTCCGAGGGCGATCCGCTCGATACGTTGATGCGGCTGCAGATGGACTTCGCCGACTACGTGCAGTCGCTCGGCGAGGCACTGACGCATCGCGCCGGTGGCGTGTCTCGCAATCAGATGCGCAAGGCCGAGCACCACGCGGCGGAAGCGATAGCCAGCGTGGGCCACGCGCTGGCGATGCTGCGTGGCCTTATGCGGGAGGAACCAAAGGTATGAGCGCAGCGGTTCAACCTGGCCGGGGAGGGCGCGCGACGCCATGAGCATCCGGCTAATGACGATGGTTTTCGACCGCTATCCCGAGGGTGGCAGCGAGATGCTGCTCGCTCTGGCGATGGTCGATCACGCGCGCGACGACGGCACGAGCATATGGCCCTCGGTCGATGAACTGGCGCGCAAGACACGGCAGAGCCGCCGCACGGTGCAGCGCCAGATCGCCAAGATGGTGTCGTCGGGCTGGCTTGAGCAGGTCCGCACTGCCACCGGTCGGCGCGGCCTCACGAACGAGTACCGCGTATGTGCGGCGTGGGTGGCCGGCGAAGCGCTGCCCGCAACGGGTGCCAATTTGACACCCGTCGAAGACGCCGCTGAAAACGCCACGGGTGGCAGATTGGCACCCGTGCAAACACCCGAAGTTATCCACACGGGTGACAGATTGACGCCCCATGAGAAGGGGTCGAGGGGTGACGCCAGTGACGCGAGGGGTGTCACCGGTGACGCGAGGGGTGACACAGCTATGACACCCGAATCTTCAGGAACCATCAATAACCATACCCCCCTACCCCCCGGCGGGGAGGCGACCGGGTTCGATGAGCTTTTTGCGATCTACCCGAATCACGACAACCGGATGAAGGCAGAACGCCGATACCTTCGTCTTGCGCCGAGCGCCGCGCTGCAGCAAACGATGCGCTCGGCCATCGAGGCCCAAAGGCTTAGCAAGAGGTGGACAAAGGACGGCGGTGAGTTCGTGCCCGAGTTCGCCACCTGGCTTCGCAATGAGCGGTGGCGCGATGCACCGCGTGTGACGGTCGCGACTGCTGGCGCATGGCACGAGACGCGCAGCGGCATCGATGCGATGGCGCGCGGACTGGGCCTCGATGCATGGGATGAGGCTGCGTTTTCGATGGGGCGGGGCGAGAGCTACATCGCCTTCACCGCACGGGTGCGGCGTGCCGCAGAGAAGGCGGGGGAGGCGGTATGCGCGTGACCGTGAGTTTCGATGGCGCCGGCCTTGCGAGTGTGCAGGCGCAGCTCGCCAAGCTGTCGGGCAGGGAGGCTAAGCAGGCCTATGCGAACGGGTTGAGCGACGGTGGCTTTCGCGCGCGGCGCGAGTGGCAGCGGGAGATGCGCGAGCAGTTCGACCGACCCACGCCCTACATCATCAAGAGCGTGTACGTGCGCAAGGCCACGCCCGAGCGGTTGAGTGTGGACATCGAGCCGACCTACTTCGGCGGCAAGGGCGTGGACCCGCAGAAGATCCTACAGGCGCAAGAGTTCGGCGGCACACGTCGAGACAAGCGCAGCGAGGCGGCACTGCGCCGCATCGGCATCCTGCCCGCCGGGTATCAGACGGTCATCCCTGCCACGGCATTTCCGGGCAGCGACGATGGGCGCGGCAATGTGCGCGGTGGCTTCCTCGTGCGCCTGCTGTCCTACTTTCAAGCTCTGGGCGAGCAGGGCTACAGGGCCAACATGACGGAAAAGCGCAAGGCCCGTCTGCACAAGGGGAACAAGGGCCGCGAGGGCGTGCGCTTCTTCATCTCATACGGGCGCCTTCGCAGTGGTCCGGCCGAGCACCTTGCGCCTGGCATCTGGGCGGCGACCGGGCAAGACGGGTTCATTGTTCGGCCCGTGCTGATGTTCGTGCATGGCGGCTACTACGAATCACGGATCAACCGCGAGCGCGTGGCCGAGCGTGCCGACCTTGAGCCGTACATCGAGCGGCGTATTCGATACCACGTCCGAAAGCTGGCAGGCCAATGACGAACGGCAACGCAACGCCGCCCGCCGAGGCCGGCCCCCTCATGCACCGGCGCGGGGCGTTGCACGCGCACAACGGCACGGGTCCTTCCGCAGAGGTGTGCTTTACGGGTAATTCGAACCCCGAGCTCGGACTGTTCGGCGGTACTGCTAAGGGGGTTAAGTGAAAGCAGTCGAAGCAATGAGGCAGGCGATTTCGCAGGCCGAGTTCGGTGCGTGGGTCGGGATCAGCGAAGCGCGCGTGAGCCAGCTCATGGCTGAGGGCGTGCTGACCCGCGGCGAGACAGGCCACGAATGGCTGATTGCCTACTGCGAGCGGATGCGCGACATTGCCGCCGGCCGTGCGTCGTCGGAGACGGGCGGTCTCGACCTCGTGCAAGAGCGCGCGGCACTCGCGCGCGAGCAGCGCCTCGGCATCGCGATAAAGAACGCCGTCGCCCGGGGCGAATACGCGCCCATCACGCTCTTGGCGGAAGTGCTCGCGACCGCCAGCCAATCCGTGTCCGAGCGCTTCGAGCAGTTGCCCGGCCTGCTGCGGAAGGTCTGCCCGGAGCTGCCCGACACCGCGCGCGACAAGCTGATGTCTGCCATCGCCGATGCACGCAACCAATGGGTGCGCGCAACGGCCCGGCTCGTGACAGAGGCGGTGGTGCAGCCCGAGGAAGATCCCGCCGAGGAAGGCGAGCCGCTGTGAGCCAGGCGCCTACCGAAACGCTGCGCGCGGTTGTCAATGCCGTGGTGTCCGGCCTCGTGCCGCTCAAGATGGAGCGACCGCAGCCCTTGAGCACCTGGGCCGAATCGAACTTCTACCTGTCGCCGGAGGCGAGCCACACGCAGGGGGAATGGAAGGCCTATCCGTTTCAGCGCGGATGGATGGATGCCTTCAGCAATGACGACATCGAAGAGGTGACGGTGCGCAAGGCGAAGCGCGTCGGCTATACGAAGACTCTGCTCGCCTTCATCGCGTACAACGCGGCGCACCGCCGGCGGAAGCAGGCGCTGTGGATGCCGACCGACGATGACCGCGACAGCTTCGTGAAGTCGGAGATCGAGCCCATGCTGCGCGACGTGGCGGCGCTGAAGACGGTCATCGTGCCGGGCAAGGAAGACACGATGAAGCTGAAGAGCTTCTTCGGGTCGGTCCTGCATCTGCTCGGCGGCAAGGCCGCGCGTGCGTATCGCCGCATCACGGTGGCCGTCGCCGTGCTCGACGAAGCATCGGCCTTCGATCAGAAAATCGAGAAGTCGGCCGACCCGATCACGCTCGCACGCGGCCGACTCGAAGGCGCGCCGTTCCCGAAGCTGGTCGCCGGAAGCACCGTGCGCATCAAGGACTTCGACCACATCGAGACGCGCGAGAAGAACGCCGACGCGCGCATGCGCTACCACGTCGTGTGCCCGCACTGCGATGCAGAGCACCCGCTCATCTGGGGCAGCAAGAAGGTGCGGCACGGCTTCAAGTGGGACGGCCACGACTACAACACCGTGCGGCATGTCTGCCCGCATTGCCACGAGTCGGTCACGCAAGCCGACTACCTGCGGATCTGGGATGACCGGGCAATGTGGGTCAGCGAGTGCGGGCGGTATCGCTACAACCACCATCTGCACGTCTGGACCGATGCGCAGGGCGTCGTCATCCGCCCGCCGCGGCATGTGGCCTTTGTCGAGATGTGGAGCGCGTACAGCCCGCAACGCGCATGGTCCGACATCGTGCGGGAGTTCCTCGAAGCCACTATCAAGGCAAAGGCAGGGGACACGGCCCCGCTTGAAGGTTTCGTGAATGAGACGCTCGCGCAGTACTGGGAGGCTGTCGTCGAGCGCGCAGACGAGCACGCGCTCTCGCGCCGGGCAGAGGACTACCGTCGCTTCACGGTGCCCTATGGCGGCCTCGTGCTGGTCACGGGGGTGGACGTGCAAGACAACCGCTTCGAGCTGGTGACCTGGGCCATTGGCCGCGGCGAAGAGATGTGGTGCATCGACTACAGCGTCATCATGGCGAACCCCGCAGACGAGCGCGACTGGTCGCATCTCGATGCGTACCGCAAGACGATCTTCCAGCACGAGAGCGGGCAGGCGATGAAGATCGAAGCGATGGCCGTGGACACCGGCGGCCACTTCACGCACCAAGCCTACAACTACTGCCGCCAGCGCGAGCGGGATCGGGTGTTTGCCGTGCGCGGCGATCCGCAGCCGAGCAAGATGGTCAAGAGCAAGGCCACTGTGCAGGACGTGAACTGGGGCGGCAAGATCATCAAGCGTGGCGTCCGCCTTTGGTACGTCGGCACCGACACGGCGAAGGATTTGATGTACGGGCGTCTGTGCGTGGAACGCAAGGGCGCCGGCTTCGTTCACTTCAGCAATGACCTGCCGCCGGAGTTCTACACCCAACTGACCTCTGAGGCGCGCGTGCCGCAGCGCGTCGCCGGCGGTGAGGCCTATCGGTGGATGAAGTCGCCAGGCGCACGCAACGAGGCGTTGGACTGCACCGTCTACGCGATCTTCTGCACCCACATGCTTGGGCTGCACCTCTACACCGGAAAGATGTGGGAGCGGTTGGAGTCCATCGTGCAGCCGCCGAACGGGGATTTGTTTCGCGTGGAACGGTCGCAAGAGGTTCCACCGATGGATGTTCCACGCGAAACGCAATCGGACGCACCGCCGGGACAGGCAAGCGTCGCGCCGTCCGCTGAGCTAGAAAAACTGCCACTCCCGCCTGCCAAGGAGACCCCGCCGCCGCCGGCCTTGCCTTCGAAAGTGGCACTGCCGCGTCGCACCATCCACCGCCCCTCCCGTCCATCTCAATCCGCTAGATCATGGTGAATACCAGCAACCGAAACGACATCGTTCTTGACATTCTCGGCCGCGTGCAGGAAGCGCTCGCTGAAGCCAGAGGCGAGCTGACCCCCGAGCTTGTGAAGAGCGTTGAGGCAGGGGTCCGCGCCGACTGGGGAGGTGATCGCGTATTCATCGCGAAGCGACGCGGCGAGGGGCATAGCAGCCGCAATAGCCGCATCTTCCGTGACTACCTGGCCGGCGAGCGGGTCAAGCTACTTTCGCGCCGGTACGAGTTGTCCGAGCGGCAGGTGCTGCGCATCATCAAGGCGCCCACGAGATAGCCGAACTCTGCTAGAAGTCGTCCTTCCAACAGTAGGAGGACACAATGCCGGATTTGACTTTTCTGAATCAAATATCAACCTTCATAGCTATCTGCACCGCAATCTATGGGTTGAATTCCTGGCGACGCGAACATCGTGGGAAGCGGCAGGCCGAGCTATGCGAAGACGCGTTGACGCTCTTCTACGAGGCAAAGTCTGTCATAGGGTACGTTAGAAGTCCGGCGAGCTTTACGAGCGAGACTGATGAAATCGTCCGCCAAGAAGCTGAGTCGATCCAGAAGTACCAAGCGAGAAAGGCCGCATTTGTGGTTTTCAAGAGATTCCGCGACCACAAAGAACTCTTCGCGAAAATTCATGCGATGCGGTATCGATTCATGGCCCAGATCGGCAAGGAGCAAGCGGAGCCATTTGAAGAGCTTCGACGTGTTCAGAACGAGATCCAACTCGCAGCTGAGATGCTGTCCCACCTGTGGGCCAAAACATACTATCGAACCGAGGATCAACTCGAGTCCGATCGAACGATGGTTAAGAAATACGAGAGCATCTTTTGGGAGGGCATGGCGGAGGCGTACGGCTTGAAGGATGACATACCCGAGAGGATCGATGCATTGATCTCGAATCTAGAAAAAACCTCCAAAACAATCATTGAAGGACGCGGTTGGATCAGCGGTTTTCTGGACCGGAAGCTCGGCCGCGAGAGATAGCCATCCGGGGCGGCGCAATGTGACACGACTCGCCTTGTCGATGTCATCTGATGCCTTCGATAGTGCGGTCAACACTGACCAAAGGTCCGACCGTGTCTATCGATACTTCCAACCCCGAACCCATCTCCATCATTCCCGGCGACACCGTTAAATGGACGCGGTCGCTAGCGGACAATCCGGCTTCGGCCGGCTGGGCGTTGAGCTACGAGTTGCTCAATGCACAGCATAGATACCAGATTGCCGCGTCCGCTGACGGCGACGCGCATCGCGTCGTCATCCCCGCGTCGACGACGGAGACCTATGCGCCCGGGGCCTACGATTGGCGTGCTCGCGTCACAAACGCAGACGAGGTGTACACGGTCGCCACCGGCCGCTTGACCGTTGCACCATCGTTTGGCGCGGCTGCTGACGTTCGGTCGCACGCTCGGCGGACGCTCGACGCCATCGAGGCAGTACTCGAAGGCAGGGCCTCCAGCGCAACCGCAGAATACGAGATCAACGGCAGGCGCTTAAAGTACATCCCGCTCAACGAACTGCACGCAATGCGCTCGAAGTATCAGCGCGAGGTCGCGGCGGAAGAGGGCAAGAGCGGGTCGCGCGGCGTGTCGGGCCGCATCATGGTGAGGTTCGGCCAATGAAGGCGCCGGCATTCCTTCGGAGCATCTTCCGCGGCAAGCCCGAAGCGAAGAAGAAGCAGGTTCGACGGTTTCAGGCGGCGCGCATCGATCGGCTGTCGGCCGACTGGATCGCGACCTATTCGAGCATCAACGAAGAGCTGCGCGGAGACCTCGACCGGCTTCGGGCACGCGGTCGGGAGCTGCGCAACAACAACGACTATGCCCGCAAGTTCTGCGGCATGGTCGAAACCAACATGGTGGGTCCGGCGGGTTTCGTCATGCAGGCGCGCGTCGAGAACGCTCCGGGCAAGGCTGACAAGCTCGCGAACGATGCCATCGAAGCGGCCTTCATCCGCTGGCAGGCTGTCTGCGATGTCACCGGCAGGCAGTCGCTGCGCGACATGTGCGAAACGCTGGTCGGCGGCCTCCCATGCGATGGTGAGTTTCTAGTGCGGCTCGTGCGCGGTGCCGACGCGCGCAACGAGTTCAACTTCGCACTGCAGCTCATCGACGTGGACCGGATCGACACGACATTCAACGGCATCGAGCACTCGACGGGAAACACCGTCATCATGGGCGTGGAGGTGGATGCGTACCGCCGAACCGTTGCGGTCCACATCTTCGAGGCACATCCGAATGATGGTCCGCGCACGTCGCGGCGGCGCGTGCGCCTGCCTGCGGAAGACATCATTCATGGCTTCAAGGTGGAACGCGCCGAGCAGGTTCGCGGCATCCCATGGATGGCGCCTGGCATGCTGAGCTTGCACCACCTGGGCGGCTTCATGCTCGCCGCGGTGCTGGCGGCTGAACACGGCGCCAACCACTTCGGCTTCTTCACCCAGAACCAGGATGCAGCGCCCGGCACGCTGCCCATTGGTCAGCAGGAAGGCGAGGGCGACGCGATCACAACGAGTCAGCCCGGTGTGTACGACACGCTGCCGCCTGGCTACGACTTCAAGCCGCACGAGAGCAAGTACCCGAACGAAGTCTTCGGCCCCTTCGTGAAGACCGCGCTGCAGCGCGTGGCGAGCGGCTGGCGTGTGTCCTATCACGCGCTTGCCAACGATCTCGAAGGCGTCAACTTCTCCAGCATCCGCAGCGGCACGCTGGACGAGCGCGACCGCTGGGCGTCCGATCAACAGTGGTTCATCGACATCCTGCTCAAGCGCGTGCGTGCCGAATGGATGGTGATGTCGCTGCTATCGAATGCGATCACTATGCCGAACGGCAGTCCGCTTCCCGCGGCGAAGGTGGCGAAGTTCGCCACGCATGACTGGCTCGGCCGCCGCTGGGAGTGGGTCGACCCGCTCAAGGACATGAACGCGCGCATTGCCGGCGTCGGCGCAGGGTTGGTTGCGCCGCAGGACTTGAGCGCGCAGATGGGCCGCGACTTCTACGACACGATGGTGAAGATCAAGGAAGCGCAAGACCTCGCGAAGCAGCTCGGCATCGTGCTGCCTGCCTATGCGACAAAGGTCGCGGCACCGGCGCCGAAGGCTGCACCGAAGGGCCAGCCTGTGGATGCCGAAGAGGACGAAGAGGAAGAAGAAGCCGCGACATAGTGACATCGCGCGCCTTATGAATGTCAGTGCCGCGAAGTTGCAATAGCGGCATGACTTCAAGTCTTCCTCAAGCTCTTCGCGAGCAACTGCCAACGGGTCAACTCAAGCGCGCTTTCGTTGTGGAGCGTGCTTCCATCGACGAAGAGGCGCGCACCGTGAAGCTCGCCTTCGCGAGCGAAACGCCGGTAGATCGCGGCTGGTTCATCGAGGTGCTGGACCTCAGTCGCAAGTCAATGCGCATCGGCCGTCTCACGGCCGGCGCCAACCTCCTTTGTGACCACGACACACGAGATGTCGTCGCGGTTGTCGAGTCTGTGGAAATCGGTTCGGACAAGGTAGCCCGTGCCGTGGTGCGCTTCGGTCGAAGCGTGCGCGCAGAGGAAGTCTTCCGCGACGTGATCGACGGAATCCGCGTCAACGTGTCGGTGGGCTACATCATCCACGAAGCCATTCTGGAAGGCACGAGGGACGGGTCTGACACCTACCGCGTGACCGACTGGGAGCCCTTCGAGTTGTCTCTGGTCAGCGTGCAAGCGGACGCGACTGTCGGTGTCGGCCGCAGTCTCCCCGCCGATCTGCCGGCCGTTCCTTCCCTTCCTTCCATTTCCCCATCTTCTTCGGAGAACCGCGCCATGACGACGCCTGCAACCACGCCCGCCGCTATCCCGGCACCCACCATCGAAACGCCCGTGCAGCGCAACCACGCTGCCGAGATCAGCAAGATCGCCGCCGCCATGCCTGGCGGTGCCGAGCTGGCAATGCGTTCCATCCAGGCCGGCCATACGGTCGAGCAATTCCAAGCTGAGGCGATTCGCGCCCTCGCTTCCAAGCCCGTGCCCACCGCCGACATCGGCATGACGCCGAAGGAAACCCGCCGCTTCAGCATGGTGCGTGCGCTCAACGCGCTGGCGAACCCGGGCGATGTCGCGGCGCGCAATGCCGCGGCCTTCGAATTCGAATGCTCGAATGCGACGGCGACGAAGCTCGGCAAGACCTCCCGGGGCATCCTGATTCCGTTCGACGTGCAGAAGCGCGACATGGTGGTCGGCACGCCGACCGCTGGCGGCAACCTCGTTGCCACGGATCTGCTGTCGGGCGACTTCATCACCATCCTGCGCGACGCGATGGTGCTCAACACCCTGGGCGTTCGCTTCCTGTCCGGGCTGGTGGGCAACATCGCGATTCCGAAGCAAACCGGCTCGGGTAGCGCCTACTGGGTGGCGGAAGGCCAGGCGCCCGACGAGAGCAGCGCCGCCATCGGCCAAGTGGCAATGTCGCCGAAGACGGTCGGTGCCTTCACCGACATCAGCCGCAAGCTGCTGCTGCAGTCGAGCATCGACGTGGAGAGCTTCGTCTCGGCTGACCTGGCGATGGTGCTCGGCCTTGCCATCCAACGCGCAGCCATCGCCGGCGGCACCGTCGCGAACGAGCCGAGCGGCATCCTCGCGAAGATCGCAGCGAGTGTCGTCGGCGGCGTCGATGGCGGCGCGCCGGACTGGGACAGCGTCGTGGACCTCGAAACGGCGGTCTCGGTCGCGAATGCCGACGTGGGCACGCTCGCCTATCTCACCAATGCGAAGGTTCGCGGCAAGCTGAAGAAGACCTTCGTGGATGGCCCGGGCGCGGGCGAGCGCGTGTGGCAGAAGGGCAGCGAGCCGTTGAACGGTTACCGCGCGGCCGTGACCAACGCCGTTCCGAGCAATCTCGCGAAGGGTGCCGGCACGAACCTGTCTGCCCTCATCTTCGGCAACTTCGCGGATCTCGTGATCGGCATGTGGGGCGGCCTCGACCTGATGGTCGATCCGTACACGCACAGCACCACGGGCACCGTGCGCGTGACGGCACTGCAGGACGTGGATGTCGCCGTGCGCAACGTCGAGAGCTTCGCCACGATGGAAGACGCGGAGACCGCGTAAGCCCATGTTCGCCGAAGACCTGTCCGTTTTCTTCAGCGACTTTGCGATGGACGCTTCGTTCACCGTCGAAGGCGTGCAGAGGACCGCGCGCGTCATCTTCGACCGCCCCTATGCGGCGCCGTTCGGCGTGCAGGTTGATGCGGATGCACCGGCATGCCAAGGCGCGACCGAAGCGCTCGCCGGCCTGCAGCGCGATGACGCGATCACCGTCGATGGGAAACCGTTCGAAGTGGTGCGTGCGGAGGCGGATGGGACCGGCGTGACGAACCTCATCCTGCGGAGCGCCTGACCGTGCTTCTTCTCGAACCCAACATTGTCGAACGGTTGCGCGGCGTGCTGCCTGCCTGGGAAGTCATGGGCTTCTCGACGGGCAAGGGCAATCGTGACGCTGCTGCGCTGGTGTCGGTCATGTTCGCCGCGGGGGCGCTGGCGGACGTGAAGGAGGGCGCTGTCGGCCTGTCGCCCGGCTGGAGCGTCCTGCTCTCGGTCAAGCGCGGCCCGGCGGCGGCGGCGCTGCTCGACACGGCGATTGCGACGGTGATCGAGGGGCTTCACAACTGGGCGCCCGGTGCAGCCGGCGGCCGGACCTGGGGCGCGCTGAAGCTGGCGCGCTTCGGCCCGCCCGACTTCCCGGACAGCGGCCTCATCGGCATCGAACTTCTCTTCTCCACGACGGGCCGCTACTTCGGCCAAGAGTGAACCCAACCTACGGAGCCACCATGGCAAACATCTTCGAAAAGAGTCAGTACATCATCCCGCGTGGCCGCGTCTTCTTCGACGTGCTCGACGCGGCCGATCAGCTCACGGGCGAGCGCCACCTCGGCAACTGCCCCACCGTCACGCTCAACATCGCGACGGAGAAGGCGCCGCACTACAGCGCTGAGACGGGACCCGGCGTCAAGGATGCGAACCGCGTCGTTCGCATCGACCGAACCGGAAAGATCACCTGCGACAACATGAGCGCAGACAACCGCGCGATGTTCATCTCGGGGGAGAAGTCCACGGTCACGCAAGCGACCGGCGCCGTTGCCGCCGAAGAGATCGTCGTCATTCCGGGCCGGTTCTATCAGCTCGGCCGGACCGACGCGAATCCGGCAGGGGCGCGCAAGGTGTCGGCGGTGGTGGTGACGCCCGAAGCGGGCGGCGAGCCCTACGAGCTGGGCACGGACTACACCGTCGATGCTGCGCTGGGCCGGCTGCAGATCCTGGCGGGCGGTTCCATCCCGGCCGGGAAGATCAACGTCGCCTATTCGAAGCCGGCCACCACTTGGCTGAGCATCAAGTCCGGCGACAAGGCCGAGCTGCGCGGCGCGCTGCGCGTTCTTTCGAACGTGGCTGAGGGCGAGCAGAGCGACACCTATTGCCCGCTCGTGACGCTCGCACCCACCGGTGACATGTCGCTCATCACGAGCGATGACGGCTATGTGCAGATGGAATTCGACATCGAGGTGCTGACGCCGCCCAACGGCGTCGCGATCTTTGTCGACGGCCGCCCGCTGGAGGTCTGACCTTCGTACTTCGCCGCCGCTCTTCTGAGCGGCGGCGGCGCCTGGCGCTTCGATCAGAGTCGCCAACCGTCGCCGCACCGGCCCCTCCCACCGTCTCATCAAAGGTTCCCCATTGGCCTTCAAGCCGATTCAGATCGTTATCAATGCCAAGGACGATGCGTCCAAGGTATTCGACAAGCTGCAGACACGCCTTGCGGCCTTTGCGGCCGTCGTGCTCGGCTACTTCGGCATTCAGGCGTTCGCCGGCTGGGTGAAGGGTGGCGCGGACTTCGAGCAGGCCCTGAGCCGCGTGCAGGCCGCCACCGGCGCCACCGCAGCCGAGATGCGGGCGCTGCGCAAGGCGGCGCAGGAAGCCGCGGCCGATGCGCGCTATGGATTCACCGAGCTGGAAGCCGCCGGCGCGCTGGAGAACCTCGCGAAAGCTGGTCTCAGTGTGCGGGATGCCATCGCCACGTTGCCCGCTGCGATGCAGCTCGCGCGCGCCGGCGACATCGAACTTGCGACTTCCGCCGAGTACCTGACGAAGATCGTCAACGGCCTGGGCCTCGCGTTCACCGACTCGGGGCGGGTGGCCGACGTGCTCGCGAAGGGCGCGAACGCCACGAACACCAGTGTCACCGGCCTTGCGCAAGCCCTCAGCTATGCCGCGCCGCTCGCGAACTCGCTCGGCCTCGGCCTTGAGACCACCGTCGCGATCATCGGCAAATTCGCCGATGCGGGTATCGACGCGAGCCGCGCCGGCACGGCGTTGAACAGCATCCTCGCGCAGTTCTCGGACCCGGCCAGCAAATTCCGCTCGGAGCTGGCCGCGGCGGGCATCACGACCGGCAACTTCGAGAAGATGCTGCACGAGCTGGCGGCGGCCGGGCCGGCAGGGCAGCGGGCGATTGCGGCCGTGGGTCAGGAAGCCGGGCCGGCTTTGCGCGCGCTGCTGAATCAGGGCGTTGACAAGCTCGAAGAGCTGAAGAAGGCGCTGCAGGGCGCGGCAGGGAGCGCCGCCGATACGGCAGCGGTCATGCAGTCGAACCTCAATGGCGCGCTCAATGGACTGCGCACCGCGTGGGATTCGACCATCAACGCCCTGACGACGCCCATTCTCCCGGTGCTGAAGGATGGAGTCGATCAACTGTCCGGGGCGCTTCGCACGGCGGTGTCCGATGGCACGGTCGGGAAGTTCGGTGCGGCGCTGGCCTCGGCGTTCCAGAACGGCATCAAGTGGGTGCAAGCCTTCATCGCGAGCGTCGATGTCCCCGCACTGCTGGCGAAGGCGCAGGCGCTCGCAGATCGTGCGGGCGCACTGCTCGACAGCTTCGGGCAGAAGGCGCAAACGACGGGCAGCATCGTGCAGGCGGTCTGGGGTGTCATGGCCGCCGGCGCGAACGTCGTTCTCTCTGCCATGTTCAAGATGGCCGAGGGCATGGCAAACGTGGTCAGCGCGGTGCAGACCGGGCTTGCCACCATCATTTCCGGGCTGGCGAAGATCACGTTCGGTGATCTGTCGGCTGCGTTCAAGGCGGCGGCCGAAGAGGTGCGGTTCTCGGCCGAGGCAACCGGTGCCGTGGCCGATGCATTCGGAGAGAAAGCCGGTGAAGCTTTCGACCGAGCGGCCGAGGGCGCCGAGCAGGCGCGGGCCGGATGGGCGGGCCTGACCGACAGCGCGGTGGCCGCGACCGCCGCAGCCGGCAGCAGTGCTGCGGCATTCGCGAACATGGCCGCGGAGATGAGCGCCGCCGGCGACAGCGCGCAGGAAGCCGGGCAGAAGGCCGCTGCTGCATCGGAGGCGCAGCGTGCGAAGGCGGAGGAAGCGCGGGCCACGGTTGAGCGTCTGCGCGGCGAATACAGCCAGGCCATCGCAACGGGAAATCTTCAGGTCGCGGTGCAGAAGCTCGACGAGCTGAAGAAGGCCAATCTTGCTGCGGCCGATTCGGCGGGCGCCAATAGCAAGGCGCAAGCCGAAGCAGCGGCCGAGATCGAAGCGGCGTTTCGGCGCGCGGGTGTCGAGACCAAAGCGCAGTTGGAAACCATGGCGAAGACCGCGCTGCGCGACTTCGAGCTGATCCGCGACAGCGGGCAGGCGACCGCCATCGGCCTGGGCGAAGCATGGAAGCGCGCCGCGGAGGCGGCCATCGCAGCAGGCAACGGCGTGGCGCCGGGCTGGGTGCAGGCGCAGGCTGCGATGCGCGGCTTCGAGGTGGTGCTCGACAGCGCAGGGCGCTCCACGCTCAAGCTGCGCGACGCGCAGAACGAGGCAATGCAGTCGGCATTCGGCCTGGCCGGCGCGCTGCGTGAAGTCGCCGACGCACGCGAGCGGGACATCGAGACGCGCGAGAAGGCCATCTCGCTGAAGGAGCGGGAGAACGCGCTCGAAGACAAGCGCCTCGGCCGCGATGCGAGCGGCTTCTCGACCGACAAGACCGGCAAGACCATCAACGCTGGCAGCGAGCTGGGCACCCTGACCGGCATTGCCGCGTTCCTGAAAGCCGCGGGCGTGAGCGATGAAAAACGGGCGCGCGCCATCGCCATGGAGTTCGCCGACGCAAAGGGCGACATCCCATTTTTCAACAACCCCGGCCAGAAGAAGTACGCGGACGGCGGCACGCTGAGCCACGCACTGCTCAAGGCGGCCGAGAAAGAAACGTTCTTCGGCAAGGGGAAGTCGCCGACCTCAATCCCTGAGCCGGAAAACAACCGCACGGTGAACCTGCACCTGAACCTCAACGGCCGCGAGTACGGCACGGTCCGCACCGACGCGGCCGGTGCCAACGCCATCGAAGACCTGCTCTCGCAACTCGGCGCCGCGGCCGGCACGTCGTCATTCCGCCCGAACTGAACATGCCAGCACCCAAATTTCACACCCTCGGCGGCCTGCCCATTCCTCGGGGCATGGTCTGGTCCGACGAGTTCGCTTGGAGCCGCGTGCAGAAGGGACTCGAGTACTCGCTGACCGGTGCTGCCTTGATCGACGTGGGCGTGCGCCTGGCGGGCCGGCCGATCACGCTGCTGGGCGAAGTCGATGCCGGATGGATCAAGCGCGGTGCGCTGGTGGCCTTGCAGACGCTTGCCGAGGCACAGCCCGAGGGCGAGCACCTGCTCGTCCTGGCAGACGGGCGCACGTTCAACGTGCAGTTTGCTCCCGCCGATCTGCCCATCGAAGCCCGACCGATTGCACGACCCGAGCTGCCCGCTGAAGACTGCCCCTACATCGCCACCGTGCGACTCATCGAGATCTGACCCATGACCATTCACGCAGCCGATCTGAAGCTGGTTAAGTCCCAAGTGATGGACGACGTGCCCGAGGGCGGCGGCGCCCCGACCAACACCGTCATCATCGACGGCGCCAGCAATGAGATCTTCCCGGACATTTCCGAGCTGGACCGCGCCGGCGGGCGGGTGAAGTTGCGCAAGATCGCGGTGCGCGTGGACACGCCGAACCGCGATATGTTCCAGGGCGCGAATGTGATCGTGGCTGAGCCACCAGACGATCCGAACATCTCGGCGACGCTGTTCAACACCGGGAACTACTTCGACCGCCGGGCGGATGCGGTCTCGCGCGTCGAGTCGTATCTGTCCATCGGTGTGCAGTATCCCGGTTACCTGTACGGTAACCACATTTCCGGGCAAGACACCTTGCTCGTGTACCAGCGCACGAACGATCTGCCGGGCATCGGTGACACGCTGGTTCTGACGAAGCGCGAGGGCTTCGCCGACCAATTCCAGCAGTACGTGCGGATCACCGAGGCCTCGGCCGAAGAGCGCACCTTCGAAGACGACAAGGGCGTTTACACCCGCTGGGTGCTGGAGCTGAGGCTTGCCAACACGCTGGTGCAGGATTTCCCGGGCTTCGACATCTCGCGCTACGAGTTCACGAAGTCGCAGATTGCGCAGCTCACGAAGCTGAGCGATACCGTCGTGGCAGACGCGGCGCGCTACTACGGTGTTGCCAAGCTCGCCGAGGTGGGAAACATCGGCGACTTCTCCATCAAGGCTGATTCCATCTTCACGCAGCTCGTGCCGAGCGCGCAGATTGAGACCACGCTCGCCGACAGCCGGACCAATGCGCTGAAAGCCGGTGTCGTTGCCGCGGGCAACAAGATCACGCTTGCGCTGAATGCGGTGTTCACGACCGCGCAGAACCTCTTCATCGGCGGTGCTGTCGCGCCCGGCACGATGGCGCTCACGGGCAGCGGCGTGACCCTCACGGACAGCGGCGGGCGCCTGATGAACGCCGGGCTTCAGGTCGGAACCATCGACTATGAAAACGGTGTGCTGCAGCTCATCGTCAACGTGTTCGGGCTTGCCGGCGTGGCCTTCAGTCTCGAATATGCGCCCGCTGCGGCGCCGCAGGCGGTCACGCAGTCGCAGGGTTTCGAGGTGAAGATCGCCACGCAATCGCGCAGCTACGTGCGGACCATCGAGCCGGCGCCGGAACCTGGCACGCTGAGTATCAGCTACATGGCGCAGGGGCGCTGGTATGTGCTGCGTGAGCAAGGGGATGGCGCGATCCGCGGCGCTGATAGCTCCATCGGTTCCGGCATGCTCAATCCGAGCACCGGCACCATCTCGACCACCTTCGGCGCGCTGCCGGATGTGGGTTCGTTCGTGATCTACCAGTGGGTTGCACCTGGCGCGTCGCGCGCCGCCGATCAGCTGAAGCTCGACAACGACGGCAAGTTCTATTGGCCGTTCAACACGTCGGGCGAGTCGTCGCTCGTGGCGGGGGCCAAGGCGATCACGCCCGGCGAGTTGGTCATTGCTTGGGACGATGCCGGCACACCGAGGACCGCGACCGATGACGGCCTCGGCAACTTGACCGGCGATGCATCCGGCCGCGTGGCGTATGCCCGGGGCGTCATCCGCGTGAGCCCGAATGTCCTGCCGGCACCTGGCACAACGTTCAATGTGTCCATCGGCAGCACCGCCAAGACCGCCGCCACCCTCACCATCGCGTCAGGGAGCGGCAGCTTCGGCATGACCGGCATCACGCCGGGGTCGGTCGAGTTCGTGGTCGAAGGGCAATTGCGTGGGCAATACCTCCTGACTGGCGTCGTCAACTGGGGGCCGGCCGCCAGCTATCGCATCAGCGACAACGGCAACGGCGTGCTGCGCGCGCACTTCGGGGACCGGACGGTGAACGTCGGGACCATCAACTACGCGGCCGGCACGTTCGTGCTCGACGCAAACACCGTCATCCCTTCCGACATCGCGGCGCAGGTTGTCGCCTGGGACAACGTCTATCTGCTGATGGACGAAGACACCCCGCCGCTTTGGCAGTACGACGCGGCCTGACGAGGAAATCCAATGCCTGACGTTCTCATCCCCTACAGCCCGACCGGCAAGAGCAAAAAGCTCGTGCCCTTCGGCTTCATCGCCGCCGGGACGGTGATCTCTCTCAACCTCGGCGCCGTCTCGTCGGCCGCGGCCACGTTCTCCACCACCACCGCCGCAACCGATCTGCTCGCGGGCGACATGGATCAACTGCACCTGAAGACCAATGTCGCGAATGCCTTCTCGCTGTCGGGTGCCCGATTCAAGCGGGCAGGGCAAGACTACATCGTGAAGGCCGATGGCAGCGTGCAGGTCGATCCGTCGCCCGTGACCGGCAACGGCACGACCGTGGGGACGATGACGCCGGCGCAGGGCGAAGTAGTGCTGACATCGTGGACCGCGGGCGGCTCGCCCGCCGTGAGCGACTGGCGCGGCGTGGCCGCTGCACCGATCAACGGACCGGACACACCGTACACGTCCTATGCGGTGACCTTCCGCACGCCGGTGGCGCCGCTGCGCACGGGGAGCCTGTCGGTGCTCGGCACGATGCAGGACGGGACCACGTTCAACGTGACCGCGGACAGCAACGGCTATATCAACACGGCCCGCATCAAGGGGCGCGTGAATTTCACGACCGGCGTTGTCACCCTCGTGGGCGTGACGCCCTCGGGCGCCGGCGGCCAGACGGAAACGGATCTGTCTTTCCTTGGCATTCCCGGGGTGGGCAATGCCTACATCGACCTGATTCGGCAAGAGACCTTGCGCTTCAACGCGGTGGCATTTACCTATCTGCCGCTCGATGCGCAGTTGCTCGGCATCAATCCGGTGCGCTTGCCGAGCGATGGGCGGGTGCCCATCTTCAAGCCGGCCGGGTTCATCGTGGTGGGCCACAAGGCCACGACGGCGCCGGCGCCGGCCATCAACGGCGAAACCGTGAATGTCGGGCGGACGCGGCTCTCTCGTGTGCGGGTCATCGGCGCGGACGGTGCCACCATCGAGACGGGCTACACGGTCGACCGCGAGGCCGGGATCGTGACGTGGGTCGACGTGACGGGCTACTCGCAGCCGGTGCGAGTAGAGCACCGCATCGAGGACATGGCGCAGCTTCGCGAGGCGGGCATCGACGGCACGCTCGTGATGCTCAAGGCGCTGAGCCACAACTATCCGTTGGGCTCCTACATCTCCAGCGCATTCGTAGCGGGAGACATGCGCGCGCGCGTCTCGCTGATGTTCGATCAGGCGACATGGAATCCGCAGACCTTCACCGATGCGCTGAGCGGCGCTGAAGCGTCGGCTTCGTACAACGACATCGGCTATCCGGTCGAGGTGCTCAACGAGGGTGCCGTCACCGAGCGCTGGGTGCTGATCTTCAAGACCAATCAGACGGTCGATGTGATCGGTGAACACCTCGGCAACTTGGGCAACTTCACGATCAATGCGGACATCGCGCCCATCGATGGCATCACCGGCAAGCCGTATTTCCGCATCCCCTATCAGGGCTGGGGCAGCGGCTGGGCGCCGGGCAACCTCGTGCGCATCAACACCGTGGCTGCCATTGCGCCTTTCTGGCTCGCGCAAACCATCAAGCAGGGACCGGCGGCGGGCGAGGACTACACGTTCTCGGTGCTCGTGCGCGGAAACATCGACAACCCAATTTGAGACTGACCCATGACTTCCCCAGTGAATACCAGCGTTAAATTCTTCAGCAGCCTGATGCCGAACGCGCCCGTGCTGTCGGGTGCCGCCGGCGCCGGCATCGCGGTGCTCGATGCGTGTTTGAAGGATGGCTTCGACACGAAGGGCGCGACCATCGCAGTCGCCGGCGGCGTGGCGACGGTCACATGGTCGGGCGTGCACAGCGCCGTCCCGGAAAGCGTGATTCAGGTGACGGGTGCGACCGGCGCATGGACGGCGCTTAACGGCGAGCAGAAGGTTGTGACGAAGCCCAATGCCACGTCGTGCACGTTCGCTACGGCCGCACCAGACGGCGCGGTGACCGGCACGATCACGATCAAGATGGCGCCCCTCGGCTGGGCTAAGCCATTCAGCGGCACGAACCTGGCCGCCTACCAGAGCCAGAGCGTCCTAAGTCCCAAGCATCTTCTGCGCGTCGATGACAGCAGTGCCACTCTCATGCGGGTGGTGGGTTACGAATCGATGACCGACATCAATACGGGCGTCGGGGCGTTTCCGAGCAATGCGCAAATCTCGGGCGGGGGCATGTGGCCGAAGCGCCAGGCAGCTTCTGCAACCGGCGTCGTGTGGTTCGTCATCGGCGACGAACGCATGTTCTATTTTGTGGTGGTGCCGTATGCATCGGGCCCGACTGCGTATGCGGCTGGAAGCACGATCCGCGGGTTCGGTGACCCGATCCCCTACAAGCCGAGCGGAGACGCCTATGCGACGGTCTTGAACATGTACCACGGGACCACCGTGAGCGCGGCTGGCGAAGGCGATTTTGCAAACCCAAACGTCTCGAACATGTACTCGCCGCGGTCCTTCACCGCGCTCGGTGCCCCGGTCGCTCAATATGCAAACACGTTCACTGGAGGCAGCGTTTCCGGCATTCAGGCTTCGCTCGGGGCCTTTCCCAATGCGATCGATGGCGCGCTGTACATGGCTAAGAAGTTCGTGGCTCTCTCGGGTGGCGATGGCTCGCCACGGGCGGAGATACCCGGCATCAGACACGTTCCTCAATCCGTTTCTGTGAACCAGTTCGTCCCTGGAGAGGTGTGGCCCGGTGCGGGAAGCGATGCTGGCAAGAGCATGCTCGTTGTCCGATGCACGAATGCGGCGCTGAGTACCGCGCCCACGGACGCGAACACGGGCGTGTTGTTCTTCGACGTGACCGGGCCTTGGCGGTAATCCATGCCAGCACACCGCTACTGGCGCGCTCGCAACATCTACCCTGCCGGGGGCGCTGGACTTGAACTGACGGAGTTCCAGCTACTGGACGGCACGACACGCGCAGATGCTGGCGCGACGATCACGGCCAGCGTTGCGCCGAGCTCGGGCGCACTTTCGAGCTTGTCCGACGATCTCACGTCCGCGACGGTCGTATGGGACAGCGCCGAAGGCGTGGTGATTTCCTGGGACCTCGGCGCAGCCGTGGAAGTGAACAACTTTCTGCTTGGTGCTGCGGGGGACGCGCAGAAGTTTCCTGCGACCCTCACGCTGCTCTGGTCGGACGATGGTGTGACGTACACCATCGCGCGGCGAGACGACTGGTATGCGTTCCCGGGGAGTTTCCAGAAGACGAGAAACGTCCATGCACCGGTCGTCGTACGCTCATCCGGCACGATGACATCGTCGGGCTCACTTCCGCCCACGATGGCCTGTGTGCCGCCACCAATGGTGGAGCTTGGGGATTTTCTGGTCGTTGCTGCTGTCGCGAACAGCGATGGGGCCACCGCGCCGGCAGGGTTTTCGCGGCAGGCGGTGGGTGGTCCCGCCGGGACCAACAACGCCTACTCGGAACTGTGGACCCGCCCGGTCCGAACGGACGCGGATAAGGACCCGGGGACATGGGGCAACGTCACCAATGTGATTGCGATGGCTGTCAGTGCCGGTGTCCGCGGGCCGGAAGTCGAGAGCTACAACGCCATCGGCACCGGGGTTGCCAACATTTCGTCGCAAGCAGTGCCTACCGTTACCGCTGCAGGCGATGGGCGGCTCGGGGTCTCGGCGGCGTACTGGGCGCTTGCATTCACCGGAACGAATTCGACGGACATGAGCATCGAGCCTCGTCCGCCATGGGTGAAGCATTTCAGCGCCATCGCGCAGCTGCGACTCGGGCTAGCGACGACCCCCCTTGCTTCGGGGCAGTCGATGACGGGCACATGGTCGAGCGATGCCACCAATGCGAGCCCGATTGGCGGCTGGGGCATCATCGCGTTGATCTTGCGAGGCGCAGCACAGATCGAAACTCGGGGCACGAAGGCGCTGACTCGGTTGGCCTTCACGCCTGGCCGTTTGCTTCCCCTGCAGCCGGCGCCGGCCTACGCGGACTTCACCACGAAGCGTGGCCTCGGCATCGGCAAACTGCGACGCAAGTTCGCAGAGGATATTCGAGGCGCCGGGATCGGTCGTGTGCGAGGCGCGACGAAGGACAAAGGCACGCCGAACGTGCCGGTGTCGGAGCGCACGATGTTGTTCCGTCAGGTTGATGGAATGCTCATTCGCACGACGTGGAGCGAGGCCGGGACCGGTGTCTACTCGTTCGACTACATCGACGAGACCGAGACCTACTTTGTCGTGGCGTTCGACCACGACGGGGTTTTCCGCGCAGTGATCGCGGACGGCCTACGCCTTGGCAGTGGATTGGAGTTGATGGCATGACCTTTGCGCAAACCGTGGAGGTCGATGACGCGATGCTGCTGGGCATTGCCGCTTTGCTCGACGCGCACCCGAACCCTGCCTATGCGGTCCTGTTCGACAGCGCCGACGTGGCGCTCGTGACGATGGTTTTCGCGAAGCCTGCGGCATCGCTCGTTGCGCACGAACTGGTGTTCGCGCAGGGGCAAGCCGGGGGCGACATGATCCTCGTGCAAGGCAGCGCCGCGAAGTTCGAGCTGCGCAACGGCGCCGGCGTGCTGCTCGGCTCTGGCGACGTATCGGACATGAATGGGGCCGGAACCCTCAAGGTCGGCGGCACAACGGGAACGCTGCTCTACGAGGGCGCTCGTGCGATCCTCGGCGAGCTGAAGATGGTGTGATGTGGCGGCTGCAGATCTTGTCTTTCAGGCGGTCCGTGCCACTTCTGGCGATCTCGTCTTTGGCGACGATGGCGGTGCGCCCGTGTCCGATGCAGTGGTCAGTGGTGTTGTCGCGCTGTCAAAGCCAACGCTCTCCGCCCGCGTTGCGCTGGGCTCCGTGGCCTCGGGTGTCATCGTGCTTTCGCGGCCGACCCTTGTCGGGGAGGTGGTCTACAACAGCGACACGCAGCGTCCGCTTGTCGCGCGCAGCGCCGTGCGCTTTCAAGAATCTCACCCCGTCGAGTCAGGGGTGCAAGACACTGCGCGCGGCGCGGTTCGTTTGGATGCTGAGTGGCGTGTCGGACTTCAGCAGGGCGTCGCGCTACAGCTCGGTGCCTCTGCTCGGATTGCGGATGGGTCGCCGCTTCGCGTGCATGCCGGGGTGCGATTCCAGAACGGACTACACGAGCGCGTCGGACTCGATTCGAGCTATGCAGACTCTTTGCCGCTCTACACCTGGCGCACTGCGAGGCTGCAGGAAGCCTCAAAGCTCGACGGGCGTCTCGCACGGATGCGGTTTCAGGATGGCACTGTCATTCGGCAAGCGGCCATCGCTCGCTTTCAAGAGGCAATGCTGCTGCAGCTTGGTATTGCGCAGCCCGATGGCGATGGGCTCTTGCTTGAAGTCGGAAAGACGACGCGCTTTCAGGACGCCATCCACCCCCCGCCTGGGCGCAGCGGCAATCCCGAACCGCCTAAGCCCGATCCCTGCTATGTCCCCGATCCGCATCTCGTGTTCTCCGATGGGTGGGCTGCAGACGCGCATCTCGTCTTCGCATGTGAGCGGCATGCAGGCGCTCCCACCATCGTTGTTCCAGTTCGAAGGGCGTACATCGTGCAAAACAGCGTGACTCTCGTGCGGGTCGATACGGGTGATGTCATTCAGGCGTCGGGCTTCAGTATGAGCTTGTCCGCGAGCTCGTGGACGTGGCAATGGAGCGCCACGCTTCAAGCTGCTGCGTTGGCGCTGCTGCGCCCCGGCGGGGATGGCCTGCCCGTTGACGTGCTCGCGACCGTCAACGGCGTGGACTTCCGGCTTTGCGTCGAGAAGTATGGACGCGACCGCCGATTCGGTTCCTCGACTTTGAGCATCCAAGGTCGAGGGCGTGCGGCGGTGCTCGATGCGCCTTATGCGCCCACCTTGAACCATGTCGGGGAGGAACCGCTCACCATCGAGCAGTTGATGGCGAAGGCGCTCACGATCAACGGCGTGGGCATCGGGTGGGACCTCGAATTCGGGCTCTCGAACTGGCAGGTGCCTGGCGGCACGTGGACCTATCAGGGTAGCTATATCGGGGCCATCCTCGACATCGCGAACGCTGCCGGCGCCATCGTGCAGCCGCACCGCTCGGCCCCCACCCTGCGCATCCTGCCGCGGTATCCGTCCGCGCCCTGGGCATGGGACGCGCAGACGCCTGACTTCGAGCTGCCTGCCGCGGTGGTGTCGGTCGAGGGCATCGAGTGGCAGAGCAAGCCTGCATACAACCGGGTGTTTGTGGCCGGCGTCACGAGCGCTGGCGTGCTTGCGGACGTTGTCCGCGGGGGCACTGCCGGCGATCAGGTGGCCCCGATGGTTACGCATGCGCTGATGACTGATGCCATCGGCGCGAGGCAGCGTGGCATCGCCGAACTGTCGGACACCGGCAAGCAGGCCGAAGTGAGCCTGCGTCTGCCGGTGCTGCCCGAAACCGGCTTGATTCTGCCCAACTCGATGGTTCGCTATGTCGATCCGAACGAAGGGCCGCGCCTCGGGCTTGTGCGCAATACCTCGCTCGACTGGCAGCGGCCCGTCATGCGGCAGACCCTGCAGCTCGAAACACACGAAGGCGTCTAACCATGGCCGGAAATATCTATCAACAGTTCCTCTGCCTGCTGCCGCGTCGCCCGCGTCAGGTGGCGACCGTCATTGCGATGGAGGGCGATGTCGCAACCGTTCAACTGCCCGGAGGCGGACTGTTGACCGTCGTCGGAGCGGGCGCGGTGGGCGATCAGGTCTTTGTGCGCGACGGGGTCATCGAAGGCGAGGCCCCCGCGATGACGCCCGTCCAGATCGAAATCTAAAGAGAAAGAGAAGAGGCACTTCATGGACATGGGCGACATCGCCAGCAATCCGATTGCGCAGCTCGCCTTCCTCATCCTGTCGGCCGCCGGTGGCTATCAGGTTTGGCGCAAGCAGCAGCCCAACGACGCCAAAGAGCGTGCAGACAGCGAGGGACAGATCGCGGCGCTCGGAACGTGGAAGGAGTTGCTCGAAGGCGAGCGGGCCGCGCGGCTGCGGTCGGATGAGCGCGCCGACAAGTTCGCTGCCGAGCGCAACGAAGCCCGTGAAGAGCTTTGGGAGCTGAGGGGGCAGATGCGCGCAATGAGCGAGACGCTCGCGGCGCAGGCCGCCGAGGTCGCGAAGTTGCGCGAGGTCCTGGCTGCGCAAGCCGCCGAAGCCGCGCATCTGCGCGAGCAGTTGCAACAACTGAAGGAGCAAATCCATGCACAGTGATTCCGACAGTATTCCGTTCGAAGACCTGCCGCGCGTTCGTCCGCCTCGTCAATGGCGGCGGATGTTCGAAACCGTGTGCGTCATCGGCAGTCTCTTTCTCGGAGGCTTTGGCTCGGGCTATTTCTGGGCCGCGCGCAATGCCGACGCACAGATGCTGCGACAGCGCGGTGATCACCTGAGCGAGATTTCTCGCCTGCAGTTGGCTTGGGGGCAGCGCATCGACCGTGCCGCCGGCGCGGTAACCGATGCGGCGGTGGCCACGACGAACGCTGCAGTCGCCACCACGAGCGCGGCCGAAGCGGTCGGCGAGGCGGCCGACCAGGTGGGCACCGCGGCGAAGACCGCGACCTCTGCCGCGATCACGGCCAAGGCGGCAGCGAAGGCGACGGCCGCCGCGCCTGCGCAGGCGCCAGCGACGGCGGTCAATAACACCATCAAGCGCGCCAACGAGAAGCTGCAAGGGGCGCGCCCATGAGGACCGCCGCCGTCTTTGTGCTGTTGCTGCTGCTGCAGGCCTGCGCGGCACCGGCGGCGCCCGTGGGTGACTGCCCGCCCATCCCGGTGCTTCCCGCCAAACCCACTCCAGCGCAGCGAGGCCAGCACACCGAGGCGCTCGTGGCGCTGTATCTGCGATGCGCAGGCGTCACCGAATGACCGAACGAACCACCGGAACCCAACACACCATGATCGACACACAGACCCTTATCGATTGCACCGGCGCCGCGCGCGGCGATGCTGAGCGCTACACGTTGCACCTTGCGGACGGGATGAACCGCTTCGGGATTCATTCCGCCAACACGATGGCCGTCTTCCTCGGGCAGCTCGCCATTGAATCCGACGAGCTGCAGAAGGTTGAAGAGAACCTCAACTACACCACGCCGGGGCGGCTGCGCGAGATCTTTCCCAGCCTCTTCGTCAAGGGCGGCTATAGGGCCGAAGAGTACGTGCGCAATCCCCGCGGGCTGAGCATGCTTCGCTACAAAGGCTTTCACGGCCGTGGCCTCATCCAGTTGACCTGGGAGGATGCTTACATCGCTGCCGGCCATGCACTGGGCGCTGACTTCCGCCGCAATCCCGAGCTGCTGCTGCAGCCGCACTACGCGGCGCAGTCGGCGTGTTGGTTTTTTGCGGTGTTCAAGAACTGCCTGCCCGCGGCGGAGCGCGGCGATGTGTACGACGTGACGGGGCGCGTGAACGGCCCGGCACGGCTGAAACTGGCGGAGCGCAAGGCAAATACCGCGCGCGCGTACAAGGTGCTGAGCCAATGAGCCTCATACAAGCCTTGTTGGTTGCACTCGGCGTGAGTGTGGCCGGAAATGCCGTGCTCGGTTGGGCGTGGGTGGGGGCGCGAGAGAGGGCCGCGACGACAATCGTCGAGCGAGACAGCGCACGCTCGGCCGCCTCTGCGTGCAGCGACGCGACCGATGACCTTCGAGAGCTGGCAGACAAGCGCGGCGCCGAAGCGAAGAAAGCGCAAGCCGCGGCCCGCGTCGCGGCAGCGGGGCGACAGCAGGCCGCTCGCGCCATCCTGAGCGCCCCGCCGGCGGTGCCTGGGGACGCCTGCGCAAGCGCGCAGGTCCGCATTGATGCGTGGCTGAGGGGGAGGGTGCGACCATGAGGCGTTACGCGCTCCTGGCGGCTGTCGTGACCCTTGCCGGGTCACTTGCGGCGTGTGGGGTGGTCCCGATCCAGACGGTTAAGGTGCCGGTCCCTGTGGAATGTCGCGCAGAGTCGCCGACGCGGCCGGCTATGCCGACCGAAGCGCTTTCGCCTGGCGTGGACCCGGACCGGTTCACTGCCTCGGCGATGGCCGAGATCGAGCTTCGCGAGGGTTACGAGGGAGAGCTTCGGGCGGCGCTGGAGGCGTGCACCTCGCCCCTCTGAGCAAGGGTCACGGCCGAAGGGTGGAGCGTTTGATGGATTCCATCTGGTGCTGGGCGATCGCATGCCCAGCTTCAGCGGCTCGAGCGAGCCAACTTAATCCCATGTTCTCGCTCTTGGGTACGCCGTGCCCGCCAAAGTGGCAGGTGCCGAGCCAATGCATCGCGTCAGCGTTCTTCTGGGCTGCTGCCGCGCTCAGCCAGTAGACCGCTGCCCCAAATTCGCCAGCGGTGTAGAACATTTCTCCCACGTCCGCTTGAGCATCGGACTGACCAGCGTCAGCCCGGATCAGCATCTCTAGATCCTCATCGTCGAGCGGAAACGAGATGAGGTCTACGACGGCAGAGAGGGACAGCATCGCCCGTCCGCGATCTTCTTCTCGCTTCGGTATGGTGCCTTCGGTAACCCTTCGCCAGAGCGTTCTTCGGCTGAGCCCGGTCATCGCCACGGCTGCTTCAAGGCTTATCGCGTCCATTCCCATTTTCCTATCGTAACGTTTTGGCACAATCAGTTGCATGCCGTGGCACTCTACTTTGCGTGCCACCATCCAAATGGCACGGTGTTTTCATGCGCTGCGGCGACGATATAGAGCCCTAAAGTTCTCAGTTGTCCATGGACATGAGCTGGTCTATTCATTGCAAGAAGTATCACGCACTGCGCAGCAGGCAAGTTTTTCCAACCAGGAGTTTTTCACATGAATCGTCGTAACTTCGCTCGCCGCGCTCAGGCCGGCTTCACCCTTATCGAACTGATGATCGTCGTGGCGATCATCGGCATCTTGGCCGCCATCGCTATCCCACAGTACCAAACTTACGTCGCCAAGTCGCAGGTCTCGCGCGTGATTGGTGAGACGGGTACCCAAAAGACTGCCGTGGAAGACTGCGTGAACAATGGCAAGCTGGCGACCGGTGCGACGGCATGTGCTGGTACGGCCACGGGCTCGAATCTCATCGTGACGACCGGCAGCAACACCGTCAATGGCGGCGCACCTGGAACGGGTCTTGGCGCACCGATTCTGGCTTTCACCGGCACGGACGGCACGGCGAGCCTCACCTCGGAGTTTGGCAACAGCGCCGCAGCTGTGATCGCCGGCAAGAAGATCGTCTGGAACCGTACTACTGACGGCACGTGGACCTGCACGTCGGACGTCCCGAAGAAGTACGAACAAGTGTCCTGCCCGACGACTTCGACGACCTAAGTCTCTCGGTCGTTCGCCAAGCCGCCTTCGGGCGGCTTTTTCATTGTGCGCTCCTGCTTCTTAGTGGAAGGGCTTCTGTTCGAGGTCACCGAACAACGCGGCAAGCGCTGCTAGTGCTTTTTCGGCCGTGTCCTCGATCCGCACCGAGCATGCAAGCATCAGGTTCAGCGGCAGGTCGAAGTCCTCAACCACGTAGTTCTTCGGGTCACGCAGCACACCGTTCGTGCGCACGACCCTCATGAGCTGACGCACACGCGCCGCATAGGTGTTGCTGACGCCATAAGCCACCACGGGCAGTCCCATCGCGACCGCCACGCCGACTTCGAATACGGTGCCGGAGTCGGGTTCGGTGCCTCGGAACGGCTCCAGATTGGCGATGACCCCGTCGGCCTGGCTGAGCCTAGTCATGTTCGTGTCGAAGATGTACTGGGCCTCTTTGCCGATGGCTGTGATGGGCGGCATTCCGTCGGAGGGCGGCAGCGCCTCCAGCCCCGCCGCTTCGCAGAACAGCACCAAGCTATGCATGTGCGCCGCGGCATCGAGCCGGAAGACATCCGGGCCGGCGAGATAGATGCGCGGACGGGCGGGAATGACCAT